TAGATAATCCTCTTTTCTGTCTAATATTAAAACATCCATCCCATGTTTTTAATTCTTTTACATATCCTGTTGCAATAAGATTTTTAAATGCTTTTGTAAGTGGAGCAACTAAATCTTTGTTACAGTATATTTTTTTAGGTATAAGACCTATTTCTAACTCTGCTGGTACATCCCAAACAACCATGTTAGATTCTTTTGTAGGATCACCATACTTTTTTAAACATTGTGCACTTGTTACCATTGGTTATTATTTTTTAAATGAAATTTTCCAGTACATTCCTCCACCATATGTAATAGAACCATCAAAGTTCACACCTAAATTAGCTTGGTATATGTGATCTTTTTTAGTTTTATATAGTATTCCTGGAGTAAATACTTGTAATTGTTTTTTATCACCAAATAAGTTAGCACCTATATAGATTTGTCTTTTAGGTTCTTCAGGTTTAGTGATTGTTTTTGTTATTGTTGGTATATTGATATTCTGTATATAAGTTCTTTTACCATATAGTTTATTAATCCATACAGTATCTATAATTGTTATTGTTCCAAAATCATTAGGTAGTTTTAATGTATCTTGATATACAGTCTTTTTGATATGCTCATTTAAGAGTCTATCAAAATTAGCTTTACATGTGTCTATATCATCAGTAGGTACATAGTGTGGACCTTCTGGTTTTACATATACTACTGATTTTACAGGTACAGTTTTTATAACAGTGTCAGTTATATTTTTATATACTGTATCTATTTCAACTGTAACTTCAGGATCACCATTTACAACTGTAGTTGGTGTACAAGATCTTTGTAATAAAATAATAGCAGCTAAAATTACTATTACTAAGTAACTAATGTTTTTTCTGGTTTTTTCTTTTCTTGATAGCATAGTATAAAGTTTATGAATTTAAATCATCAATGTCATTTTTGACTTCTTTTGCTCTACTTAGTATTTTCTTTAGAATGTCCCATATTTTAATTTTAAGAGCTTCTTCTATGTTTTCTTTAATGGATGTTCCTTCAATAAGAATTATTATAATGCATGTAAGCTTTGTAGCAAAATATTGTACTGATACAAGATGAATAATTAACTCATTTAACAAGAACTTATCTATTGGGAATAGTATAATAATACACATTTCATACAATAGCATTTTGCTGATAATATTAGAAAGTGTTCTGCTTCTAATAGAACACCAACCTTTTAACTTTACTGATTTGAAAATACCAGTAAATGTATCTAACAATACAATCAATCCTACTGTAACAATTAACCCATGAATAGGTGTAAAAAACAGTAGTAATCCTGTCAAGATGTTTAAAAAATATGACTTCATTAGTAATATATAATAATAGTAAATAACAATAACACCCTTCACATTATAATATAGTACTTTTTGAATAATAATTTTAAATAATAGTGCTAATTGTTTGCACAAACAGAAATATTTGCTGATTTTTGTAGTTAACACTTTAAAAAACTTATTAACAATGAACAAACAACTTATTGACGAGTTAAAATCAAGGCTTAGTATATATGACCACAAGCTTGACCTTTTGTTAAAAAAAGGAGGCAATGATGAAAGAATTGTTGCTAAAAGAAAAGAAATATTAAAACAATATTTTGAACTAATTAACAATGACAAAAAAACAACTTCTTGAAAAACTAAAAAAAGATATCAATGCTTTTTTTAAAGTATCTATAGAAAAAGGTACTAAAACAAATGGTGAGGTATATGCCAGATTAATGTATTATAAACTATACAAAATCATAGATCCTACAATAACATCAGGTAAACTTGGTGCAACAGTAGGTAAAGATCATTCTACAGTTTTATTTGCATTTAAGAAAATGGATACCATGTATGAATATGACAAAAAGTTTAGACATTTACATGACTCTTTTATAAGAGAGCATCCTGAATATCTAAAACAGATTTACATAAAACAAGTACATGCTGATCTTGTAAATTGTTTAATGGATATTACAAACTATGCATCTGAGTTAGATGTTGCAGATCGCCTGACAATGATTGAACAATTGAAAAAGTTAAAAAATCAATTCATTAAAAACAACATGCAAGATGAAGGAGTTCTATAGTTTTTTAGCTGACAATGAGCTTACACCAAATGCTCATTACATATTGTACTGCATGGTGTATAACATTCCTATTATAGGAGTACCATATACTTCAGAACAATATAAGCTTTCTAGACTAGGTTTTCTTACAGAGAATAAATCAGAGACTCAAGGTATATTTTATACTATAACACCTAAAGCTACACATGTAGTACATGAGTCTGAAGTTTACATCTGTAATATAAAAACAGTTAAGAAAGTAAATAAAATATCTTATAAAGATTGGGAAGAAAAGATTATTCAGTATAATGAAATGTTTCCTAAAGGTAAAAGACCTGGAAGCACTACATCTTACAGAACTAATCCTAAAGAACTTTATGAGAAGTTTAAATGGTTCTTTCAAGAATACCCTGAGTATGATTGGGACCTAGTATTAAAAGCAACTGCAAAATATGTACAAGTTTTTGATGAGTCAAATGACTATACATATATGCAAAGCTCAAAGTACTTTATCAAAAAAGATGACAAAAACAGAGTGACTACATCCACTCTCTCTACACATTGTTACAATATTGTAGAAGGAAATGATGAAGATATAACAAAAACAGGAACTTATTATTTTGGACCATAATGAAAAACACAGTAGAATTATTAGGATTCTATGGAAGTGATGAGGTTCATGCTCAATCAGCATGGACTTCTACTTCTAGAGAATTAACTCCAGAGAAACTGGAAAGAGTTGAATCATTGCTTACAATGCTTGCAACTGAAGGACATCATACGCCTTTTGAAAAGAGTAGTTTACACTTCTTAGTAAATGTAGATCAAGCAACTCACATTCATCTTTTGAAACATAGAATTGGTGTAAGCATCAATGGTGAATCAGCTAGATATAAAGAGTTGAAAGAAGACAAGACATACCTACCTGAAGATTGGAAAGGTATACCTCTTGATGAAGATTTATTTATGCATGATGATAACAATGAAGTAAAATGGGATAAAACTGTAAGTGATTGGCATGATGTATTAAGTGATTTTACATTACTTTCTAATGCTCTGTATCATGATTGTTTGGAAGACTTGACTCCAATACTAGGTAGAAAAAGAGCTAAAGAGTCTGCTAGATTCTTTAAGACTATGAACTCTCAGATTAGTATGGATGTAATGTTTAACTGGAGAAGTTTCTATCACTTTTTAAAACTGAGAAACTCTGAGCATGCTCAACTTGAAGTTAGAGAATTAGCACAGCAGATGTTACAGATTGTTAAAGACTTACCAGGAAATCCTTTTGACAAAACAATTAAAGCTTTTGGATTATGAAAACTATAATACATGTTAATCAACAATCTATTCAAAAAAATAGAAAACATGGTACACGTAATCCTGTAATAACTTGTAAAACATATAAAGATAACAGATATGCAGATGAAGTTATTATATATGGACAAGATGGATTAGAAGCTGCAAGAATTAGACATTCTCCAGATAAACCATTATCTTGTGGTGCTAGAGTATGGATTGAAACAGAAAATAAAGTTGAAGTATTATAATAAAAGAGGGAGCCTAAATAGCTCCCTTCTTTATTTTCCTTGTCCTACATATACCTTTAAGTAATTCTTACTACCTTTAAGTTTAGAAGACTTGGTTTTACTATGTACACCTGGTCTTTTTCTTTTAGGTTTAGGATTAAATGTAGATGTTTGTGTTGATTTAGCTTTTGCCATTGTTTAAAGTTTAAGTTATTAATAATATATAAAGTATTGCTCCTACTATTCCTCCATAAGCACCAGCATGTACATCACACCAGTCAAATTTAGCTACACCTCTATCTTCTAAAATTCCTTCTCTTACAAGATTTATAACATATCCTATTACCCATCCACATAGTATGTGAAACCAAATAGGTGTATCTGCTAAGTGCATATTAATAGACATAAATCTTATTACTACAAAAGATATAGCAATTGATACAAAAAAGTGTAAGTAGTATCTTTGTTTAAAAAAGTTTTTACTAAATACTTTTGGTATAGCTGTTATACCACCTGATAAGAATTTTAAAAATCCTGGTACTGCTGAAAAATCTGGTATTAGATTTTGTACGATTTGTTTTAGTTTCATAAGTTGTTGTTTATTGAGTTTATACAGTGATCTTTATCTATGAAGTTTAAAATACTACATAATATTTTTCCTGTTTTTGTTAATGTATTGTCTCTTTGATTTTTTCCTAATGCTGAAGAAATTGTTTCACCTATTGTTCCAAACTGATAACCTTGTTCAGTTTTTAGAATTTTATTCCAAGTAGCTCTAAACTCTCTATTTGCA